TTATATGTCAAGTACCCCCCGTCATGAAAAGAAAAGCCATTTGAAAAAAATATTTCGCAAAAAATTATGAAAACTCGGAAATGCAAATGATTCTCACTACCACATGAGAAAATAAATCTGGATACAATACGGGCATGGAAACACTACTTATTATTTTATATAGTCTTTTTGCTGGCTCATTATTAGGCATTTTTTGCATATACCTTGTATCTTAATTTTATTTAAGATATACTTCGTCGCATAGCTGCACAAATTTTAATCACAAGGTGTAAACAGCGACACATGTCAGACCAAAAACGACTACTAGATACTGTTGACGAGTCATTCGATAGCATTGTTATGATGCCTAAAATTGATGACGATATTCCTATACCTGCAAAAAACTCGCACACTACACCTAAGCTCACCCCGAGCGAAGAACTTGAGATTCGCAGCCATACTATTAAAGAGATTAGTGATCTAAATGGCAACACATTAGAGCCTACGACTGAAGAAATTGAGGATGCTGAAGAGATTGCGAAGGAAATCATGGAGAATCCCAATCTTAAAGTGGATTATAAGAATTATCCTAATGAAACAATAGCTTACCTAGCAGGGCTTGTTGCTCAAACCAGCCATATGGTGACGGAAGAGCTGTCTGATATCAAGCTTTCAGTACTTAACGGACTACTACAAGAAGCGGCAACCGCAACAAATCCTAAAGACCGCATATCAGCGTGGACTAAAATAGGTGAGATAGATGGTGTTGATGCATTTAAGAAGAAAACAGAGGTCACACACATTAATAAAACTGGTAAAGAGCTAGAAGATGAGCTTAAAAAGACGATAGAAGAGCTAAAAGGCAAAGTAATAGAGGGTGAAATCGTGGAGGATGATGATGAATAAAGGAGACGAACGCGCTTGGGCAGTGTCGTGTGCAGTAGTTGCTATATTTTTAATCACTTTAATCTTCTAATATGATGATTAGTGCAAAAGATCTGGCAATTCTAGAAAAAGCTCTGCCTACTATGTCAGAAAGTGAGCGGCGAAAGAATTTAGAGCTATTAACTAAGTATAAAGCGGAGTTAGTGAAGCAAGCAGGAGGGAAGACCTTCTTAGAATTTATTAAACACGTCTATCCAGACTATAAAGTAGGTGCGCATCATGCTAGGTTGGCAAAATTATTTGAAGAAATTGCAGAAGGTAAAAGAAAACGCGTTATTGTTAATATCGCTCCTAGGCATGGTAAGTCTGAGCTTATTTCGTACCTTGCTCCAGCTTGGTTTTTGGGTAAGCACCCAGCTAAGAAAGTTATTATGGCTTCCCATACGGCTGACCTCGCAGTTAATTTTGGTCGTCGTGTGCGAAATCTTGTGGGGTCCGACGCGTACAAGGATATCTTCCCTGATGTCAGCTTGCAAGCGGATAGTAAGTCGGCTTCTAGGTGGGGTACGAACTACAACGGTGAGTATTTTGCTATTGGGGTTGGTGGTGCTCTCGCCGGCCGTGGTGCAGATTTATTTATTATCGACGACCCACACTCAGAGCAAGACGCCAAGCTTGGAAAGCCAGACGTATTCTTGCCAGCATGGGAATGGTTTCAGTCAGGGCCGCTTCAAAGGCTTATGCCCGGAGGCGCTATTGTCGTTGTAATGACACGGTGGTCTAAGCTAGACCTCACTGGACAGATTGTTAACCAAATGGTTAAGAATGATGATGTAGATAACTGGGAAGTAGTAGAGTTCCCTGCAATACTAGAAGATAAGGGAGAAGAAGTACCACTGTGGCCTGAGTTCTGGTCTATAGAAGAATTAAGAGCAAGACGTGCGGCATTAGATATAAGGTATTGGAATGCGCAGTACATGCAAAACCCAGTATCAGAAGAAGGTGCGTTAATTAAAAGAGAATGGTGGAACATATGGGAAGAAGAAAACCCTCCGCCCTGTGAGTTTATAATTATGACGCTTGATGCTGCGCAAGAAGCAAATAATAGAGCTGATTATAATGCATTGTTAGTTTGGGGCGTGTTTTTAAACGAAGAAACAGATAATTATAATATAATACTGTTAAATGCAACTAAAAAACGTTTAGAGTTTCCAGAACTCAAAGAGCTTTGTCTTGAAGAGTATAAAGAATGGGAGCCTGACGCATTTGTTGTAGAGAAAAAGTCAAACGGTGCTGCACTTTACCAAGAGTTTAGACGTATGGGGATTCCAGTGGGTGAGTTTACTCCAGGGAAAGGCCAAGACAAGATCAGCAGGGTAAATGCAGTATCGGACTTATTTAGTTCAGGTATTGTATGGGCGCCTGATAGAAGATGGGCACACGAAGTAATCGAGGAATGTAACGATTTCCCGTCTGGTGCTAACGATGACTTAGTTGATGCAACGACTTTGGCATTGATGCGGTTTAGACAAGGGGGCTTTATTAGATTACCTTCTGATGAAGAAGACGACATTATTTATTTTAAAAGTGCAAGCCAGAAAAGGCTGTACGCAATATAGGAAAACATTATGGCACAAGATAATAACAATATAGATAAAGGGTTGTATGCAGCTCCGATGGGGATGGAAGAAGCGGCGCTCGATGAACCTGATTTAGAAATAGAAATCGAAGACCCAGAGTCGGTAAGTATTAACGCAGGTGGGATGGAAATTGTAATCGACCCTGACGCGATGGCAGATGATGAGTTTAATCAAAACCTAGCAGAAGAGATGGAAGACTCACTTTTAGAAAACCTAGCTAGTGATTTAATAGAAGATTATGAGGGTGATATTACTTCAAGAAAAGATTGGCTAGATACTTATGTTGACGGATTAGAGTTATTAGGTCTTAAATTAGAAGACCGTTCAGAACCGTGGCAAGGTGCGTGTAATGTGTATCATCCACTCATGACAGAAACGCTAGTCAAATTCCAAGCAGAAACAATGACTGAAACTTTCCCTGCAGCGGGCCCCGTCAAAACACAAATCATTGGTAAAGAGACTACAGAGAACAAAGAGGCTTCTGCACGTGTACAAGAAAACATGAATTTTCAGTTGACTGAAAAGATGGTGGAATACAGACCTGAACATGAAAGAATGTTATGGGGTTTAGGGTTAGCGGGTAATGCGTTCAAGAAAGTTTATTACGACCCAAGTTTAGAGCGACAAGTCTCTATGTATATTCCAGCTGAAGACATCGTAGTGCCATACGGTGCTTCAGACTTGGAATCCGCTGAAAGAGTTACACACGTCATGCGTAAGACACAGAACGAATTACGCAAACTACAAGTCGCAGGGTTCTATAAAGATGTTGATTTAGGTGAGCCTACTTATGACTTAGACGAAGTTGAGAAAAAGATTGCAGAGAAGATGGGGTTCAGTGCTACCTCTGATGACAGATTTAAACTTCTTGAAATGCATGTTGACCTTGACTTAGAAGGATATGAAGATGAGCAAGATGGGGAGCCTACAGGTATTGCATTACCTTATGTTGTAACCATTGAAAAATCAACATCAACTATTCTAGCAATTAGACGTAATTGGAATCCGGACGATAAGAAGAAGCAAAAGCGCCAGCATTTCGTGCATTATGGATATGTGCCAGGATTTGGATTTTATTGCTTCGGCTTGATTCATTTGATTGGAGCATTTGCAAAATCAGGCACAATGATATTAAGGCAATTGGTAGACGCGGGTACATTATCTAATCTTCCTGGTGGTTTCAAATCTAGAGGATTACGCATCAAAGGTGATGATACACCAATTTCTCCTGCAGAGTTCCGTGATGTTGACGTACCCTCCGGTACTATACGAGATAACATTTTACCACTTCCTTACAAAGAACCCTCACAAGTTCTAAATATGTTAATGAATCAGATTATTGATGAAGGACGTCGGTTCGCGTCGGCTGCTGATTTAAAAGTTTCAGATATGTCCGCTCAAGCACCTGTAGGAACTACACTTGCTATTCTCGAGCGTACACTGAAAGTCATGTCTGCAGTCCAGAGCCGCATTCACTATGCAATGAAGCAAGAATTTAAATTGCTTAAAACTATCATAAAAGACTACACGCCTGCAGACTACTCATACGACCCAGCAACAGGGAGCAAAGAAGCTAAACGAAGCGACTATGACATGGTCGAGGTTATCCCGGTATCTGATCCTAATGCTGCAACCATGTCACAAAAAGTTGTGCAATATCAAGCAGTTATGCAGTTAGCTCAAGCTAATCCAGATATTTATGACTTACCAGAACTTAATCGTCAAATGCTAGAAGTATTAGGCGTGAAAAACGTCACCAAGCTTATACCTAACAAAGAAGATATTAAGCCTACAGACCCTGTTAGTGAAAATATGAATCTTATTAATGGTAAGCCTGTCAAGGCATTTATATACCAAGACCATGAAGCACACATTACAGCACACATGACATTTAAAGATGATCCAAAACTAGCGCAACTTGTAGGACAAAGCCCAAAAGCACAAGTAGTTGGAGCTGCTATTGAAGCACACATAGCAGAACATTTAGCATTTGAATATAGACGTCAGATTGAAGAACAACTTGGCGTACCTCTTCCAGCACCAAACGAAACATTACCGCAAGATATTGAAGTGGACGTTTCAAGATTGGCTGCTCGTGCTGCTAAACAACTCATGGATAAAAATAGAGCTGAAATAGCTCAACAACAAGCGCAACAGCAACAACAAGATCCGCTTATTCAGATGCAACAAAAAGAACTACAGATTAAGGAAATGGAGGCTCAAGCCAAAGCTCAGAAAATGCAAGCAGATACTGTATTGGAACAAGCTAAACTTGACCTTGAAAAACTAAAACTTGATTCACAAGAAAGAATCGCCGGTGCCAAGCTTGGTGCTGATGCAGTGAATAAGCAAAAAGACCTTGACGCAAAAGAGTTTATAGAAGGTACTAAGCTCGGAGCGCAAGCAGTACAGCAAGACAAACAACTACGACAACAGTCGCAACTTAAACCGAAAGGAGAATAAATGGACGAGGTCTTAAACCTTCTAGCCCAACAATTAGGCGAGGAAGAGCAACGCATTAAAGACGATTTATGCATGGGGAGAGCCGAGGAACATGCACAGTATATGCACGCATGTGGCATTATTCGCGGATTTCATATCGCTCAATCATTAGTCGCTACGCTTGCAAGAAAAACAGAAATGGGGGATGACGATGAGTGAAATCATAACACCCGACAATAAAGTTGTAGGTTTGAATGGTAAAGCAGTAATACCAGAAGAGCCAAAACAAGAAGAAAAACCGACTCAATTCCCTGAAGTAAAGGGTTACAGACTTTTATGTGCTGTGCCTAATGTTGAGGAGAAGTATCAGAGCGGTATATTAAAATCAGACAAAACAAAATCACTAGAAGAACATTCAACAGTGGTATTGTTTGTTTTAAAAATGGGAGATATGGCTTATAAAGACGAAGACAGATTTCCCACAGGGCCTTGGTGTAAGGAAGGCGACTTCGTAATCACTAGAGCATATTCTGGAACTCGTATCAAGATTCATGGTAAAGAGTTTCGTATTTTGAACGACGACGCCGTAGAAGCAGTGGTTGATGACCCCCGCGGCTACGAACGCGCATAAGGAGATTAGAGATGGCAGAAATTATTAACGAGGTTCCTGACGAGCTTAAGGACGACGACGGAAGTCAAGAAGTAGAGCTTAAGGAAGACAAAGAAGATTATGAAGCGGCGGCGAAAGCTAAAGCAGAAGAGCCTGAAAAAGAAACAAAACCAAAACAGGAAGCCCTAGATTTTGAAATTGAAGAGGAAGATGACACACCTCCGCAAGATCGAAATAGAGACCCTTTACCTGAAGAGGTTAAAGAAGAGTTAGAAAACGACACACTAGAAGACTACTCTGCTCGTGTGAAAGAGCGTATGGCTCAGTTGAAGAAAGCTTGGCATGACGAAAGACGTGCAAAAGAAGCTGAACAACGCCAGCGTGATGAGGCTGTTCGGTACGCTCAAGCGATTATCGAAGAGAACAAAAAACTCAAAACAACTCTATCAACAGGTGAAGAAGACTATCTTAAAACATTAAAAGATAAATATACTTCTGAATTAGCAGTAGCTAAAAAAGAATATAGAGAAGCTTATGATTCTGGTGAAACTGATAAAATCATTGAAGCACAGTCTAAAATGAATGATGCGCAGTTTAAATTATCACAAGCAGAACTAATTAAGCCTCAATATACTTTACAAAAAGAAGAAAATGAGGTACAGTTACCGAAAGAACAAGTACAGCCAACTTACCCGGAACCAGACGCCAAAGCACAAAACTGGCAGCAAAAAAATACTTGGTTTGGGACCGATGCTGAAATGACAAGTTTAGCTCTAGGCGTACATGAAAATCTTGTCAGACAAGGAGTTGATCCTACTTCTGACGACTACTACCATCGTATAGATGAAACGATGCATAAACGCTTCCCAGAATATTTCGGGGAATCTGAATCGATTGAGGAGAAGCCTCAACGCAAACCTTCTACTGTAGTTGCTCCAGCAACACGGTCAACTGGTCCTAAAAAGATTAGATTGACTAAGACACAGTTAGCTTTAGCAAAGAAATTCAAGCTAACTCCAGAGCAATATGCACGCGAATTAATTAAAACGGAGAACGCAAATGGATAACCGCAAAAATAGAGAAATAGATACACGAGAAGTCAAAGAAACTAAACAATGGGCACCACCGTCCCTTTTACCGGAAGTCAAACAACAACCGGGTTGGGCATATAGGTGGGTTCGGGTATCGCTCGCTAATGAAGCGGATAATTTAAATGTGTCCTCTCGTATGCGTGAAGGATGGGAACCTGTAAAACATTCAGAACACCCAGAAGTAAATTTACCGAGAAATCCTAATTCTCAATATGCAGATGCTATTGAAATTGGAGGACTCTTACTTTGTAAAATGCCACAAGAGATGGTTGATCAAAGAAATACGTATTTTAGAGAAAAAGCTGAAGCTCAAGAAAAAGCGGTTGATAACAACCTCATGAGACAGAATGACCCTAGAATGCCTCTATTCTCTGATAAAAAATCAACTACCTCTTTTGGGAAGAAATAATTCTTTAAGGAGATGATATTATGGCATCAACAGCCGCACCTTACGGGTTAAAAGCCGTAAATTTGATTGGTGGTCAGCCTTATGCTGGCTCTACTCGTCAAATTCCAATTGCGTCTGGGTATAATGTAAACATCTACAACGGAACTATTGTATCAATCGTAGCAGCTGGAGTACTCGAGATTGTAACTACTATTGGTACAGCAGCTTCACCATTCCCAGCAGGGACGGTTGGAGTATTCGTTGGCGTGTCTTACACAGACCCAAGCACAAAACAAAAACTATTTTCACAATATTGGCCAGCTGGTACAGTAGCTTCAGACGCTGTGGCTTACGTTGTGGACGATCCAGACGTTGTATTCCAAGTACAAGCTGACGGTGCGATTGACCAAACAGGTTTAGGAGCTAATGCCCCTCTAGCTGCAGTTCAATCTACATCAACAGGTTCTACAGTAACCGGTAACTCTAATGTTGCACTAGACGCGACTGTTGTAACAACAGCAGCTGCATTTAGAATTGTAGACTTTGTAAATGCACCAGGTTCAGCAGTGGGCGACGCTAAGACTGACGTTTTAGTTAAGTTCAATGGAACACAACATTCTTACAACAACGCAACAGGTATTTAATAGGAGAATAAAACATGGCAATTTCAAGAGCTCAGTTATTAAAAGAGTTGCTTCCTGGCCTTAATGCTTTATTCGGTATGGAATATCAGCGTTATGGTGAAGAGCACAAAGAAATCTACGAATCTGAAACTTCAGAGCGTAGTTTTGAAGAAGAAACAAAACTTTCAGGTTTCGGTAATGCACCTGTTAAAGGCGAAGGTTCTGCTATCGCTTATGACAATGCACAAGAAGCTTGGACAGCTAGATACAACCACGAAACCATCGCTTTAGGTTTCTCACTAACAGAAGAAGCTGTTGAAGATAACCTCTACGACACTTTATCTGCTCGTTACACTAAAGCATTAGCACGTTCAATGGCTAACACAAAACAAGTGAAAGCTGCTAACGTTCTTAACAGTGGCTTCTCTGGTGGTCCTACAGGCGGTGATGGTAAAACATTATTTGCTACAGACCATCCATTAGTATCTGGTGGTACAAACAGCAATACACAGGCAGTTGCTGCCGACTTAAACGAAACTTCATTAGAAAATGCAGTGATTCAAATCGCAGCATGGACAGATGAAAGAGGTTTATTAATTGCTGCTAAACCACGTAAATTAATTATCCCACCATCATTGCAATTCGTTGCGACTCGTCTATTAGAAACAGAGCTACGTGTAGCTACTGCTGATAACGACCTCAACGCAATCAAATCTAATGGTGCGATTCCAGAAGGTTATAGCATTAATCATTTCTTAACTGATACAGATGCTTACTTCTTAACAACTGATGTACCTAATGGTATGAAGCACTTTACTCGTACTCCATTAACTACATCTATGGACGGCGACTTCGACACAGGTAACGTACGTTACAAAGCTCGTGAGCGTTATTCATTTGGTTGGTCAGATCCCCTCGGCATGTGGGGCTCTCAAGGTGCTTAATCTGTAAGTACCCTCCTCGGAAAAGCCCAGTCCCTCTCGCTGGGCTTTTTCACTTTTACCTACAACTCATGATTATACTTAGGGTATTGATTACCTTACGTGGTAATATACCTTTATCAGCTATGCTGAAATTTAACTTATAAGGAGAACTATCATGGCATGGACAACACCTGCAGCTTCTGAAATGAGATTTGGCTTCGAAGTAACTATGTACGTTATGAACAAGTAATTAATTTCATATTAAATTAAGGGGCCTAGCGCCCCTTTTTTGTTGAAACTAAACAATAAATAGAGTATGATTTAACTATCTGGGAACATCCAGCTTATCAGACTGCCCCAGCAGACGCATACACGACGGATAAGCTTAACTTTGTATGGAGAAAATTCAAATGGCAACAACAACCTTTTCAGGTCCAGTTGTATCAGACAACGGATTTACAGGCGCAGTTACAGGTAATGTAACAGCAGTTACAATAACCGCAACAGGCGCAGTTATCTTTTCAGGACTACCAACATCAGATCCATCAGTTGCAGGTCAACTATGGAATAACTCAGGTGTATTAAACGTTTCAGCCGGATAATAGGAGAATATAATGCAATCTGATATAAAAGCATCAGTCTTTGTTGCAGCAGATTCTCCTGATACTGTCGTTAATCATAGAGCTCGTTTAAGAGGTTTGAGTTATATTTCCTCGGCTACAGCAGGTTCTATTGTATTTAAAGACGGTGCGTCAGGTGCTACATTGTTAGAGCTAAAAACTCCAGCAGGTGTAGGACAATCTGACGTGATTATTCCTGACCAAGGCATTTTATTTACTAATCAAATTCACTGCACTTTGACAAACGTTACGGCGGTGACAATATTTCATAGTTAAAATGTTAAAATGGATAAAGAACCTGAACCAAAAAATGAAGATACTAACCTCGCAGAAAAAATACCGAGCGAGAATAAAACAACTTCAGAAAATAGAAGAAGGTTCGAAGCACTCGGAGATTGTGTCTGATGGCAGAGAAAAAGAAAACAACTAAGAAAAAAGGCATGGGAATCAAAACTTCTGTGAAGTCGGGTAACTTTCGCCCGACCAAGCAGGGTGCTGGTATGACTAAGAAAGGTGTTAAAGCATACCGTAAAGCTAACCCAGGCTCTAAATTAAAGACAGCTGTTACTGGAAAAGTTAAACCTGGTTCTAAAGACGCAAAGCGACGCAAGTCATTTTGTGCAAGATCAGCAGGGCAAATGAAAGACTTTCCAAAAGCAGCTAAAGACCCTAACTCAAGATTACGCCAAGCGCGTAGAAGGTGGAAATGTTAAATGAGTACAGAAAGAGAACTAGGCGAGCACTCTATAGCTATTGGACATATGCAAAAAGATATCGACGATTTAATAAAAGATATGAAAGATGTCAAACAAAAAATTGATAAGATAGATAAAGCTATGGATGAAATAAGAGGCGGATGGAAAGTTATTATTTGGATAGCTGCCGGTATTGGCGCGTTTATCTCTTATATAGTAGCCCATTGGATGAAATAATGCCAGCAAAAAGTAAAAAGCAATTAAAGTTTATGCAAGCTGTGGCTAACAATCCTAAGTTTGCTAAAAAAGTTGGGGTGCCTACTAAAGTAGGTAAAGAGTTTAGTAAAACTAAAAAGATTAAAAGGAGAAAATAATTATGGCGGCAGGAGCAATTCTTAGACAAATGACACGTCTAAAAAAAATAATGGATAAAGACCCTAAAAAGATTGTTGGGGGTAAACGCGCCGGTAAGAAAAGAGTAAAAGAGCTCGAAGAAATGAGAACTCCACCAAAAGAAAGTAAAAAAACAACAAGAGACTCACGAAAAAAACGAAAAGAAGAATATGAAAACACGATAGATATGCTAACCGGTAACTACAAAAAAGGCGGTATGGTTAAAAAATGTAAACGCGACGGTATTTGTAAAAAAGGTAAAACAAAAGGTCGCATGATATGATGAAATGTAGAGGTATGGGCAAGGCTATGAAGAAGCCTATTGCTTTTAAAAAAGGCGGTAGTGTGAAAGATGCTTGCTACCACAAAGTAAAATCATCATATAAAGTGTTTCCTAGTGCATATGCATCAGGTGCAATAGCGAAGTGCAGGAAGAATAAAGGTAAAAAATAATGGCGGTCAGAAAGACAGCTAAAGGTGCCGCACTAAAACGCTGGTTCAAAGAGGATTGGAAAGATGTTAGAACCGGTAAAGCATGTGGCAGAAAGAAAGGGGAGTCTCGTGGTACTCCTTATTGCAGACCTAGTAAAAGAGTGTCTAGCAAAACTCCTAAAACATCAGGAGAGATGACATCCGCTGAAAAGAAGTCACGTGTAGCGCAGAAGAAAAGTCTTGGACAGCCAGCAGGTAAACCAAGAAGAGTAGCACCATTAAAACGTAAGACAACAAGGAAGAAAGCATAATGGCTTTCAAAGAAATAGTAATTAGTTGTCTTGCTTTAGCCACTGCATTTGTTGGCGGGGATTATATGGACTCAGTTGAGTCAACAGTACATACACATGTAATAACAGAAGAATGCACTGTAATTAGAAACATTGAAAAGGAAATGTAATGACTACATCAGGGACAACAACATTTAATCCAGATCTCAACGAGATTGTAGAAGAAGCATTTGAAAGATGTGGCGCTGAACTTAGAACTGGGTATGATTTAAGAACTGCAAGACGCAGTTTAAATTTGCTTACAGCAGAATGGGCAAACAGAGGCGTTAATCTTTGGACGATCGAAGAAGGTTCTATTGCTCTAACTGAAGGTACTCAAACTTATAATTTACCTACAGATACTATTGACCTTATTGAACAAGTTATTAGAACAGGAACAGGAACTACACAATCTGATATTAATATATCAAGAATATCCGCTCCTACTTGGGGAACAATACCTAATAAAAATAGTACAGGCAGACCTATACAAGTGTGGATAAACAGGCAAGTAACTCAACCTTCCATTAATGTATGGCCCATGCCTGATAATAACGACTACACTTTTGTATACTGGAAAATGAAAAGATTAGATGATGCAGGTAGCGGCGTTAATACGCAAGAAATACCATTTAGGTTTTACCCTTGTTTAGTTGCAGGATTAGCGTATTATTTAAGTTTAAAAATACCAGGTGCAGCAGATAGAATGCAGATGCTAAAAGCAGAATATGAGGAACAGTGGGCGTTAGCATCTACTGAAGACAGAGAAAAAGCTGATTTAAGACTTGCACCCCGTTATCAGCATATATAGGAGGCGTCATGAAAAAGCTAATTAAAAAGCTATATTCAGCCGCTGTAAAACATAAAAATAAAAAGTATATAAAGCTGTGGTTGAGAGTGTTAAAACTTTCATTAAAAGGAAAGAAAACACAGGTGGTTAGATAATGGCTCGTAGATATACATCGGGTAAACATTCAATAGCTAACTGTGACCGTTGTGGTTTTCAGTTTAAGTTGAAAGAATTAAAAGACCTGTTTATAAAAACAAAAGATACTAATATCAAAGTATGTAAAGAATGCTGGGAGCCTGACCACCCACAAAACATGCAAGGTATGTATCCTGTCGAAGACCCACAAGCAGTACGTGATCCTAGACCTGATAGTAACTTGGAAGAGCAAAGGGAGTATCAATATGGTTGGAACCCAGTCGGTCTGAATAATCCACTAGCACTAGAAGGTTTAGAAGATGATTTGGAAGGGCAAGGACAGGTAGGAACTGTAACTATAACAACAACTTAGGAGAAAGAAATGGCAATTGTAAGGGCTATAAAATTTGGAAGAGACCTTATTAAAAAAGGGAGCACTGGGAAACCTACGCGAACGAAAGCGGGGTCTACCACACGCAAGGATATTCAGTCTACTCGGCATAGAGGCAGTGTTAAGAAGTTAAACAGCACTAGTAACTCCGGGACTAAACCAAGTAATCCAACTAAAAAAATTACACAGCAGACTCCGCCAAAAAGAGGCCGGCCAAGTAGACCAGCTGGGGCTAAATCAAGAAAAACTTTTACTAAAGCAGATGCATTAAAAACAGGAGCTACTGTCGCGGGTATCACAGCTATTGCTAATCGTTCTACTAAAAAAGAAGCACCTAAAGCTGCGCCGGTTAAAAAAACCAAAGCCTCTAAACCTACTCGAAGAGCAGGACCTTCAGGCCCAAAAATGACTTCTATGAAGGCACCAAGTACTGGACCTAAACCTAGAAATAAAGATGAGAAGAAAAAACCTCGTCGCCCTTCAGGTCCAACAATGACCAGTTTTAAACGATAAGGAGTATAATATGAATAAAGATAGAAAAGGCTGTAACCACACTTATAAGCAACCAGAAATGGTAGCAACACCTAACACAGCTGGGTATCCTGAAAAGGATGTTAAAACTGAAGGTGTCGTAACACGCGGTAATGGCGCAGCAACAAAAGGTACAAAAGCTCGCGGTCCAATGGCATAAGGATAAGTAATGAATTACACACAATTAGTGGCAGCAATAAATTCGTATTCCGAAAATAGTTTTAATACGACTGATGTAAATACATTTATTGAGCAAGCTGAACAACGTATATTTAATACAGTTCAACTGCCCGACTTACGACGTAACCAAGTCGGTAATACGACATCAGGCAATAAATATTTAACGACTCCTAGTGATTGGTTAGCAACGTATAGCCTAGCTGTTATTGATGATAACAATGAATATACTTATTTATTAAATAAAGACGTAAACTTTATTAGGGAGTCTTTTCCTGATACTGATTCAGCATTTTATGGAAAGCCAAAATACTATGGAATATTTGATGACAACACTTTCATTTTGGGTCCTACGCCCGACGTTAACTATACTGTTGAGTTGCATTATTTTTATTATCCTACCTCTATCGTTACTGCTGGTACTAGCTGGTTGGGTGATAACTTTGATACTACTTTATTGTATGGAAGTTTGTTGGAAGCAGCTACTTATCTTAAAGCAGAACCTGATGTAATTGCAAATTACACACAACGATATACAGAAGCCTTATCTATGTTAAAACAACTAGGTGATGGTAAAGATAGACGAGATGCCTACCGAAGTGGGCAAGCAAGGTATGAAGTACAATGATTGATAATCAAGGAAATGTATTAGAAGGTGATGTAGCTGTATTAACGACGGAGGGTCGAGGCTTTACACCTGAAGAAATTGCAGATCGTGCGTTAGCTAAAATTATGTATGTGAGTAAAGAAGCTAACCCATTAATACGAGATCAAGCAGAAGCATTTAAGGAAAGCATTAGACACACTCTAGTGTTCTACTTAAAACAAGCGGTACAATCCGACCGCACTACATTGGCGAATAGATTGCGAGAAGCAGGACATTCAGATTTAATTAAAATTTTGGAGAATTAATATGGCAATATCACAAGCTATGGCAACAAGCTTTAAGGTAGATTTGCTGAATGGTATCCATGCTTTTGGTACAACTGTTACTCGCGGAAGTACTAATGCGGATACATTTAAAATTGCATTGTATACATCATCAGCAACATTAGATGCAACGACTACAGCATATACAGTAACAAACGAAGTTTCAGGTACAGGCTACTCAGCAGGCGGTAATACGCTAACTGTAGCACAAACACCAACCTCAACTTCAACTACAGCATGGTTAGACTTTGCAGACACAACATGGTCATCTGCAACAATCACTGCAAACGGCGCGTTGATTTATAATGATACTCAATCAGATAAGGCTGTAGCAGTATTAGCATTTGGTGGAGATAAGACATCAACTAATGGGGACTTTACAGTTGTATTCCCAACAGCTGATTCATCCAACGCTATTATTCGCATAGCCTAATCAGGAGGCTATAATGGCTCTTGTTCTAAAAGACAGAGTAAAAGAGACCTCGGTAACCACTGGGACCGGTACTATTACGCTTGCAGGGGCCGTTACTGACTTCGATGCATTTTCTGTTATTGGTAATGGTAATACAACGTATTACACAATTACATTGCCTGAAGGAGATGAGTGGGAAGTTGGTATTGGAACCTATACAGCGTCAGGTACAACCCTTAGCCGAGATACAGTTCTAGCATCCTCTAACTCTGGAAGTTTGGTTAATTTCAGTGCAGGAGATAAAGATGTATTTGTAGTCTATCCTGCAGGTAAAGCTGTCTATGAAGATGCAGCAGGCGATGTCACAGTTGATGGAACTATAACAGGCGAAGAGATGGTCGCCTCAAATGGTGTGTTTGTTAATAATAAAACTATCTCAATTAATTACACGGTACCTTCAGGGTATAACGCAACGAGCACCGGACCTGTTACTGTAGCCAGTGGCACAGCGTTCACTGTTCCATCAGGATCAAGATGGCTGGTGCTCTAAATGTTATTTTCTGATAGTCCTTTTTCCAGCGCCCCGTTTTCAGCACAGGGCGTAGCAGGTAGTGTAAGTGTTGCTGTTACTGGGGTTCAAGGTAATACTCAGTTAGGCACAGCAGTAGTAACAGCTGATGCAGTTATAAATGTAACCGGCGTACAGGCACAAGGACAATTAGGTACAGCAACTGTAGTAGCAGAAGCAGTTGTAAATGTAACAGGTGTAGAAGCAACAGGACAAACAGGCAGTGTAGTAGTTACTGCCGATGCTAATGTAAGTGTAACAGGATTAGAAGGTACTACACAGTTAGGCACAGCGACAGTAGAAGCTGGAGCGGTTGTAGATGTAATAGGTGTTTTAGGCACCACACAGTTAGGCACTGCAGTAGTTGAAGCAGATGCTGATGTAGATGTAATAGGTAACGAGGCTACAGGCGAAACAGGCACTGTAGACATAGAAGCTAAAGCTGTTGTAAATGTTACTGGTGTAGAAGGCACAACTCAACTAGGTACAGCAGTAGTTGAAGCCGATACAAATGTAGTAGTCACAGGTGTAGAAGCAACAGGTCAACTAGGCGATATAGAACTTATTACAAATAACTATATCGATGTGACTGGGTTAGAAGCAACAGGACAGCTTGGTACAGCGACAGTAGAAGCTGATTCTAATGTCTTAGTTACTGGTGTTATTGGTACAATGGCGGTGGGTACCGTTACTGTTACAGGTGATGCTAATATAATTGTTACCGGTGTTATTGGTACAATGGCGGTGGGTACCGTTACTGTAGCAGCGAACGCAGTTGTTGATGTTACCGGTGTAGAAGGTACTACTGAACTAGGTACGGTAGGAGTTACAGCAAATGCAGATGTATTAGTACTCGGTGTCTTTGCTACAGGCTTTACAAGCGATGTGTTAGTATGGAGTGAAATAGATGATAACCAAACTCCAAACTGGGTAGATATAGACGATTCACAAACTGATGGTTGGGTAGATGTTAATGATGCGCAATCACCTAACTGGATGGAGATAGCAGCATGATAAAAGTAGATGCAAAACATAAAGAAGACGGTCAAATAGAATGTACTTACGAAGTAGGATTAGAGTGTTCTAATTGTGGCATGATAGTTGATGCAGAAGAATATAACTCAGGGACTTGTTCTGATTGCGGAGAAGCTTGGAATGAAAAACGCCATACGGCTATTTATGTCACAAGTATTCCAATGCAAGGACAATCAAGTTAAAATAACATAAATTCAAGGATTTATTATGGCAAGTACGTATTCAGATTTAAAAATAGAACTCATTGGTACAGGTGAACAATCCGGTACATGGGGCACAACAACTAATACTAACTTAGGCACAGCTCTTGAAGAAGCTATTACAGGCTCTGAAGATGTTAGTTTTTCTAGTGCTGATGTTACTTTAACTCTTACTGATACTAACACAACACAAGCTGCTCGTAATTTAAGGCTTAACCTAACAGGGGTATCAGGCGGAGCTCGTAACTTAGTAGTCCCAGCAATTGAAAAAGTCTATATTGTTAATAATGGCCTAGCCGACGCAGTTACAGTTAAAAACTCTACAGGTACTGGTATTTCTATTCCTGCCGGTAAAACCATGTACTTATATAATGATAGTACTAATGTGGTTGATGCTATTACTCATCTTTCTTCCTTAACACTTGCTACAGACCTAGCTGTTGCTGATGGTGGTACTGGAGCTTCTGATTCAGCTACTGCAAGAACTAATCTTGGTCTTGGTTCAATGGCTACACAAAACGCTACAGCAATTAATGTATCAGGCGGAACTGTCGGGGGTACTACAATTATTAATACGTCTGGTACGGCTACATTAACAGGAACGACATCTTTAACAGGTACAGCTACTTCATCCGGCACACTAAATGTTACTGGTAACTTCCAAGTTGATGGTGCTGCTGGATCAAACGGGCAAGTATTAACATCTGCTGGCTCAGGCACTCCTACATGGACTACTCTTAGTTCTGACCCGACAATGGGCGGTGATTTAAGCGGTACTGCTTCTAATGCACAAATTGTAGCTAATGCAGTAGGTACAACCGAAATAGCTAATAGTGCAGTCACTAATGCAAAATTAGGATCTAACTCTGTCACTGCTGATAAGATTGCAGCCGATGCCGTTGGTGCTAGTGAGATTGCTGCTAATGCAGTAGGTGCTTCGGAGTTAAATGTTTCGGGTAACGGTAATACATCTCAATATTTACGTGCTGACGGTGATGGTACATTTACTTGGGCAACGCCTCCAGGTACAGGAGCGTCTACTACTTATAATGGTGTAGGTACATATGGAATAGTCACCTCATCATCCCAGAGTTCTAATGGAGGATATGCTCTTAATAGTACGATTTCTGGTAGTGCTGTATTACCTTATACTGGGACTTGGCGAGTTATGGGTAAGTTTAACTACAGTTCTTCGACCACCATTTTTACTACCTACTACTTTATGCATCTCATAGTAAGAATATCATAGGGATAATATGGCAATTAACATTAATGCAAAAACAAGTGGAGTTGGTGGACTAGAGACCACAGCCGATAATACCGGGAATATTAATATTCAGTCTGGTGGCTCTACTGTAATGAGCGTCACTTCAAGTGGCGTTGCTGTCACCGGGTCTTTCTCTCAAAACGGCGCAGTCTACTCAACCCAACCAAGTTTCCGTAACCTTATCATCAACGGAGATATGAGGATAGCACAGAGGGGAACGAGTGAGACTGGTCTAGGTGTTACAGTAAAATATGCAAATGCTCCAGACAGAGTAAAATGGGTTGGACTAGGTAGTGGCACTTATGCTTTTACAGCTAGTCAAGATACAGATGTTCCTAGTGGTCAAGGGTTTGCTAATTCATACAAAGTAGATAATACAACAGCACAAGCATCATTGTCAGCAGATGCAGCATTGTTTTTATCTATCTCTTCAATGGAAGGTCAAAACTTACAACAGCTAAAAAAAGGTACAGCTAATGCAGAATCATTAACCGCATCATTCTGGGTTAAATCAAATAAAACTGGAACATATATCTGTGAACTATATGATGCAGATAATATAAGACATATTTGTTCTGCATATACAATTTCTAGTGCTAATACATGGGAAAAGAAAACAATAACATTTGCTGGTGATACCACGGGTGCATTTGATAACGACAATGCAAGAAGTTTTGAATTTATCACATGGTTAGCTGCTGGAAGTAATTATACATCTGGAACTTTGGCAACATCATGGGCATCATTAACAGCAGCTAATCGTGCAGTAGGACAAACAAATTTAGCAGACTCCACTTCTAATTACATTAACATCACAGGCGTTCAGTTAGAAGCAGGCTCAACCGCGACAGACTTCGAGAACTTACCTTATGATGTAGAGTTAGCAAGATGTCAGAGGTATTATTACAAATGGAACACTTCTTCATCTAACAATTGGGTTGCTTGGGCAATGGCAGCAAATACTACTAATATGTATGGTCATGTGCCATTTCCAACGACTATGAGAAATAATCCTAGTTCTATTGATTATCAAGGAATGGGATGGTGGCTAGGTGGTGCAGTTACAGCTTTTTCAGCAGTTGGTATTGCTGAATCTGGCACAGATTCTTGTACTATGAATTTTACATCTACAGGACTAACAGCACAAAAAATGTATGCAGTTCTTCCCAATGGTAGCACTAATTATATAGCATTTAATTCGGAGCTATAATATGACATATAAAACAATTATTACAGAAAGTGTAAATGGTGTAACTCAACAACATATTATTATAGATAATGGTGATGGTAGTTTTACATCTTTTCCAGTAGATAATACTAACCAAACATATGTAGAATGGACTAAAGCAAGTCCAATGAATGTAGCAGAGGAGGCTGATTAATGGCTGATATTATTGTTGCTGGTAATACCAGCGGAACCGTAACCTTATCTGCACCTGACGAGGCAGGTTCTACCACAATCAACTTACCCTCAACCAGTGGGAACTTAGTCGTAGCAAAAGCAGGCGGGGTTTTATACGAAAACACAACAACGATCAGTGCAGACTACACTTTATCAACTGGGCAAAACGCAATGAGTGTTGGGCCAATAACAATAGACCCGAGTGTAACGGTGACTATACCGACGGGACAACGTTGGGTCGTGCTATAATTTAGAGAAAAAGGATAACGATGGCATCACGAATAAATGCAGATAGTTCAAACGGCTTACAGCTAGTTTCCGACTCGTCCGGCGAAGTTCAGATACAGGCTAATGGAATTACAAAAGCACAAGTAACTTCTGATGGACTAATTAACCAAGATAACGTAGTAATATCTAATAGACCAGTATTTGCAATGACTAACTCTGGTTCAAATCAAACTATAGGTGACAATGTAGTTACAAAGGTGTTACTTGATACTGTAATTACAGATACAAATAGTGCTATTGATACAGCAAATTCTAAAATTGTTATTCCTTCTGGACACGAGGGTCTTTATCAAATTAATTATTCATTAAGAATAGATGCTGGTGCAAATACACAAGCAAACATTACTCTTGCATATCTATATATTAATGGAGTTAGATATAATAGAGTTTATTTTGCTCCTGCGGCAAATTACGGAAGAGCATTTCATATGACTAGGGCAAGTATTATTAATTTGTCAGCTGGAGATGAATTAGAGTTATACGGACAATGCGATAGAGTAACTTCTGGAAGCCCTTTTATTAATTTTTCCGTAGATTATACAGAGCTTTCAGGATTTAAATTGATAGGGTAGATTATGACATTATATGAAAAGATAATAACACTATATCAAAGAATGGAATCATCCAACCCTTACCAAGCCAACACAAGAGGAACTAGATAATGTCTAGCATAGTAATCAAAGGAAACACATCAGGTCAAGTTGAAATCGCCGCACCCGACGTCGCAGGCTCAACCACGCTGACTTTACCGACTGGGACTGGGAATATAGTAACGGATGATGGAAGTGGTAATTTAAGCCCTACAGGCGGTATCTATCTTGGTGGTACAGCATCTGCTAACTTATTAGATGATTATGAAGAAGGAACATGGACACCAACAACAAATGGAGATGCTACAGGAGCATTTACTAATCCTAATGGTGTATATGTAAAAGTTGGTCAAATGGTTACTGTGATGTTTCAATTTAATGTTGCAACTTCTTTTACAGACTATTATATTGGTGGTCTTCCATTTCTAGTTAAAAGTTATGGCAATTATGGAACAACAGGTTATGCAAAATATACTACTAATAGATTTTGGAGAATATCCAAAAATGCAACGACTTTGTATTCTACTTCAGATGGAGAAACTGCGGCTGCAGTAGGAGCGTGCAGATGCGTATTTACATATCGCTCTCAAGTATAAAAAGTTTAAGGAATAAATATGGCAATAACTAAAACAAAAACAATAGATAAAATAGAAGTAGTCGGTGACTACAAACATATTCAAGTGCGTGAAAGAACTGACATTGTAGAAGATGGTAAAGTTATATCGTCAACATATCACAGATGGGTAATAGCACCAGGTCAAAACTACAGCAACGAACACGCAGATGTACAAGCTATGTGTCAACAGTTTCACAAACAAGAAGTAAAAGACGCATACGCTACATTTTTAGCGGAGCGAGAAGCTCAAATGAGTGGAGATGAATAATGGCACTACAACTTAACGGAACAGCTGGAGTAACCTACAACGACGGATCAAACCAACCGGCCGCCGCGTCTCCTATTGGAACGAAGAACCTCATAATTAATGGCAACATGCAAATAGCACAGAGGGGGACGAGTGTAACAGGGATTACTAGTGGAGGATATTGTACTGCTGATAGATGGAGTACAAGCTATGCTAATTCATCTGCTACATGGACACAAACACAATCAACAGATGTTCCAACAGGACAAGGATTTAGCAATAGTTTAAAAATGCAATGTACTACTGCTTCTGCTGTTGGAACAAATGAAAGATTAATGGTAGGACAAAGATTTGAAGGACAAATGTTACAACACCTTAAAAAAGGTACTGCCAATGCTGAATCATTAACTTTATCATTTTGGGTAAAGTCTAATAAGACTGGAACATATATTGCAAACTTATATGATTCAGACAATACTAGGTATATAAGTAAAGCATACACCATTAACACAGCAGATACATGGGAAAAGAAAATAATTACTTTTGCTGGTGATACAACAGGAGTATTAGATAATGATAATAATCAAAGTATGCTGCTTTTCCTTGCTTTAGCGGTTGGAACTTTTGAAACATCAGGAACATTACAAACATCTTGGGGAAGTGCTGTAGCAACAGATAGATTTGTTGGGCAAGTTAACCTAGGGGATGCTGTAAATAATTACATTAACATCACAGGCGTTCAACTAGAAGTAGGTGACACAGCTACACCATTTGAAGTTATGCCATACGATATGCAGTTAGCAAGATGTCAGAGGTATTACTATTTACATTGTGAAGGAAATGCAAGGGCAGTAGCAAATGGTGCTATGTATACAGCAGCAGTAGCTTATGCAAACATCAAATTTCCAGTGAATATGAGAACGGACCCAAGTATTGAAGTTGCTTCAGCAACTAATTTTAGAGTCTTTGCGGGTAATGGTACATCCAATGCAACAAGTGTATCAATTTGGAGTCAAGGTGGTACAACAAACGAGTATATATCTTTATCAGGATTATCTAGAGTTCAAGGTCAAGCTTGTTTTATAGACACAACTGATGTAGCTTGTAAATTAGCATTTATCTCGGAGTTATAATTATGGCTATATATAAATTAGTAAGAAATGAAGCATTACAAACAGTAAATCAAGTTAAAAAAATAATTAGCGATGATACATATACGCTTATACCATTTGACAAAGCTAACACAGACTACCAAGAATACCTAGAATGGGTAGCAGAAGGTAACGAACCAGAACCGGCGGACGAATAAGGAGTATAATATGGGCAGTGTAACTATTAACGGAATTGGCTTTGTAGAAAACAGTATTACCATAGATACTGACTATACTTTATCGGACAACAGAAACGCGATCACTGCAGGGCCAATCACTATAGATGATGGAATAACAGTAACAGTCGGAGACGGCTCAACATGGACGGTCGTATAATATGCCTACAAAAGTAAAAGGAACCACCGGGGTAGACAAGGTAGAAGCGGGTGCAGTCATTACTAACCCAGCATTCTCAGGTGACGCTACAGTATCAGGTAGTCTGACTGTCGGCGGTGTTAACGTTTTTAGTGGGCCTTATCGTAACCTCATTATCAACGGAGATATGCAGATAGCACAAAGAGGTACATCAACTGCTTCTATTACTTCTGGTGGTTATTATAGTGTTGATAGATTTGCTTGGTCACCTAACACTATGGGCACTTGGACAATGAGTCAAGATACAGATGTGCCTAGTGGACAAGGTTTTGCAAGTAGCGTAAAAATGTTATGTACCACAGCAGATGCAAGTCCAGCTGCAGGTGATTTTTTATTATTATCACAAGGTATTGAAGGTCAAAATTTACAACAACTTAAAAAAGGTACAGCTAATGCTGAATCAGTTACTCTATCGTTTTGGGTAAAATCAAACAAAACAGGTACATACATTGCTGAATTGTTTGATGGAACTAATGCAAGACATATTAATAAATCTTTTACAGTAAACTCGTCCGATACTTGGGAAAAGAAAACCATTACTTATGCAGGTGATACTACTGGAACATTAGCTAATAATAATAGTGGTGCTTTATACTTATATTTCTGGTTGGGTGCTGGCTCTACTTACACATCAGGAACATTACAAACATCATGGGGAGCAGCTGTAGCTGCAAATAGAGCTGTTGGAGTATCTAATTTAGCCGATGCTACTTCTAACTATATGAACATCACAGCCGTGCAATTAGAAGTAGGTGAAGGTGCTAGTGACTTCGAGAACTTACCTTATGATGTACAGTTGCAGAGATGTCAGAGGTATTATCAAGTTATAGATGCAGGAGTTAATGCTTATTCACCTACAGGAATTATAGGATTTCCTTTCAATACTGCTATGAGAGCTACACCAACATTGACATTTAGTTATTCTGGAACAGCTAACAGAGTTTATAGAATTGATACAGGTGGGACATTTGATTTAACTGTTGCTGCTACTGCTTTAACAGATAAATCTTTTGTAAGTTTATTTGCTACTAGTCCAGCAAGTTGGGCAGCTACATCAGGTGTAGGATTTAGGTCAACTTTTGTTTTTAGTGCGGAGTTATAGATGGAATACACATATAAATTAATGCAAGATAACTTAGGTGTTGTTAGGTCAGATGGAGCAATAATTCCTGCTGATAATGCAAACACAGACTATCAAGAATATTTTAAATGGACTAAAGCAAGTCCAATGAATGTAGCAGAGGAAGCCGAATGAGTACAATAAAAACAAAGAAAGTCCAAGTTGGTACCGATTCAACGGCGTCCAACAACTTTACCATTTACACCCCAGGCACCCCCGATGGCACAGTAAGGATCGGTAATGGCAATGCAGATAGCCCAACAGAGGTAGGCAGATTTGACGCGAACGGGTATGCTGCAAATAATATTCAAATAGGAACAGATGCTACTTCCTCTAATAACTTTACCATCTATCAGCCAGCAACACCTGATGGAACACTAAGGATTGGTGTCGGTAATGCAGATAGCCCTACAGAGGTAGGTCAGTTCAATGCTAATGGATATAAACCAGCAGCAAATAGTATTCCAATACTTTGGGCATGGATGAGTGGAAGTCAATCAATGTCCCAAGCAACATGGACAAAAATCCAAATTAATTCATCAACATTTGATACTACTGGTGATTTAGATGCAACAAATTATAGATATACTCCATCAGTTGCTGGGTATTATGATGTGAAAGCTATTGTAAATTTTGATTCTCCTCCAAGTGCATATCAATATATTGCTATATATAGAAATGGTAGTACTTATTTATTTCTTGCTGGAAATAGATTCTCATCTGCTCAACTTAATGATTGGAGATTAAGTGGTTCATGTATTGTATATTTAAATGGAACTACAGATTATATAGAATTATATGCCTATCAGCAAAGTGCAAGCACTCCAACAGTTTTAGGTGGGACTAAGGTTAGAACACTAATACAAGCACATTTAATACAACAAGCTTAAGGAGAAAACAATGACACTTTACGAAAAAATAACAACGCTTTACCCAAATTTAACTAATGAAGACTTTACCCCTGAAGGTACAATCGTGCTTCAGAATGACAGCGATGGCAGAGGTGACTACATAAAATCTTGGAATCACCCAACATTAGCTAAACCTACACAGGAACGATTAGACGGAGTTCAGTAATGACAATCAGCATTAAAAGCCCAACCAGTACCACATCTAAAATCCAACAAAATGGTAGCGATGTCTTAACGGTCGACTCAAGCAACAACGTCACAGTCACAAATAATCTAAGCGTGTCGGGTACGGTTTCGTCTACTGGAGCTATTACTTTTGATGGTGGGGTATCAGGCGATGTTAACTTTGATTCAGGCACACTCTATGTAGATGCTACTAATAACAGGGTAGGTGTTGGTACAAGTA